ACTCTAGCTGTGCAAAGTCAGCTTCAAGTATCTTACCCCCATCCCATCGTGACACAAATACTTTCTTTACAGGAAACGTGCCGCCACGTGGCATGTTCTGCATGTTTGGATTAGCACCAGACAGTCGGCCTGTCGCAGTGCGATGTTGTAGTAAACTTACGTGTAACTTTCCATCGGCTTTAGTGTGAGTAGATATACCTTCTACAAAAGAAGATAGATAAGTATCCACGGCACTTAGCCTACGCACCTTTGATAAAAAGTCTACAGCATCATCCATTCCCTTTGCTCTAGCTGCACCCTCTAGTATTTGCAGGTTCTGTTTGCTAGTTGTGAAACCATTGGCACTGGCCCACTTTGGATTAGGAACTTTGAACTTCAACCCGGCAAGTTTACCAGTGTCAATAAATAGATACCCACTTGTGTCACATTTTTGACACCTACTAAGTTTAGCATATGGATTACCGTCTTTCTTAATCTTTTGTATGTAGCCATTGCCTTTACACTCTTCACATTGAACAGCATTTGTTTTGTACATACGCTGTGTCTTAGTGTTTATCATACTACGGAAATCATCATCATCTTCATATGGATCAATAGAGTTTGCCCAATCTGTTTTATCTATAACTTTACGTCCATAGATAACCCAAGATAGCTGCTCTGGACTATTAAGATTGATTGGAGTGTCACCCATAAGTTTACGCACATGAGCCTGTAGATCATTGGTAAGCTGAACTCTCTCTGCTTCAAACTCATCCCTAACATCATCAAGTGCTTGCAGATCAACTGTGAATCCATTTCTGTATATACGTGCAAGACAACAGGCTACTTTGTTTGTCAGATCAACAGTCTTCATTAGCCCACTATCTTCTGGTGTATTAAGACGATACATAAGCCTATCAGCAAGTTGCTGCGTAGCGTTTAAATCAGAAGATAAGTATTCAGACAACTCATCATGTGGTATATCACGAGTGCTGTACCCCTTCTTAAAGTATTCTTTTAGTGTCTCTTGTTTCTTAGTGTCTAGGTCATACCTTTTTGCACAAGCCTCAAGAGACAACGGTTCCTTAACACCTCTCTGTAATACATATTCTGCAAGCATCGTATCGAACACAGGACCATCGTATGTAAAGCCTGACTCCCACAGCCACAATAAATCATATGCCGCATTGTGCATTATTAATACAGTTGCTTGATCTAGCCAATCCTGAACAAGTTCTCTACCAAAACCTGTTGGTTCTACCTCACTATGATCGAAAGTGACTATGGCTTTATTATCTTGATCTGTGAGCATACCCACCATAGTTAGTGAATTAACCTCTTCAAAGGGATCAAGATGCATTTTGCCATCCCTGTGTGTAACAGTGTTCTCTACATCTAAAGTAAGTTTCATTCTACGCCTCTATAAACTTTGTCATATGTAAGGGTATTTGATAAAAGTATTCACCCTTTCGTACATATTTATTAGGAACTTCTACAGGAGTCAAGTCTTTTATGTCATCAGACCAAAAAGTTACTGCCCGTGTAGTGGCCTCATTCCAGATATAAAACAAAGTACGCTCATTGAAAAACTTACTCTTTCGTTCTGGCAACTGCACAGTGTCATACGGAAAGTCATCTGTCTTCCAAACAATCTTAATCTCACACTCGACCATAAACTTATTCATCTCTGTCTTAGCCATTAGGTCTTGTGCATAACGATTGGGGTGTGGAACAACCTGACATCCAAGACTTTGTAGATGTTCTGTTGTTTTCTTTTTAGCCAGTTCGTCATACTGTTGATACAATTCTTTGTTAAATGCTTTACGTGCTATCATGCTACATACCTCGCTGTTTTATAATCTAGTTCACAAGTTACACGACCATGCCAACCAGTTAATTTATTCTTAACCACGTTGATATGACGCTCCATATCTTCATCTTCACCAGCCTCTGTCTTAACTGGATTCTTAGCAATCAGTAGCATCAAGTCTGCTTCTGCTGCCTTACCAGTACGGCTACCCTCCATCATACTTTGGTTTAGCTGTACCTTTCCTTCTGCCTCTGCCGATAGTTGAGACATATAAAACAATGCACATTCGTGTTGTTTCGCTATCTGTCTAGCATGAATTGCATTAGCTTTCAAGGCTTCATCTGCTCGTGCGAAGCCAGCAGTACGTGCAAACTTATCTCCCATATCAAGCAGAACTAAATCTGGCTTGTATGATTTACAGATACTCTCAACCCAATTCATGTCACGTCCTGTGGCATCCTTTATCTTGATACGTTCCTTTACAGGCTCATACAACTGCTTTGCTTTCGATGGGTCAGCTTTAATCTGATGCATAGTCATGCCCGTTGCAGCAGTAAGATACCTAGCACCCACCCTGTGTGCGCCTTCCTCGTTGCACAAGATAATGCAGTTAGCACCTTGATGGGCAAAGCCACCCGGAGATGCAATCAGTGAAGCATGAAATGATGTCTTACCTGTGTTGGGCCTCGCTCCTATCTCAATCAAGTGACCAGAGTTAATGCCTTCAACCACTCGTGTAAGTGTGTTGATGTTAAACGACCAACGTGCCTCAAGATCATTCTTTTGCAGCAATGTTTCTAAGTCTATGTCATCCCACTCTACGTTAAGATTTGGTGTGAAGTCATCCCCATATACCTCAAGCAGATGACGTAATGGTTCTAGGCTTGACTTATCACCGTTGACATAATCAAAGCCAAGATTAGCTATATCCTCACCAACCACCTGTTGAAATAACTTGGACAATACTTCTTGTGCAACATCCCCACCCATAGGCTGTTCTTTTTTGATCTTGTTAAACAGGCTCACGTAAGCATTCTTCTGTGCTGTTGTGAAGGTAGGATTGTTTGCAATGAGCAATGCCTCAATCTCATCGGGCGACACAGTGCGTTCATATCTATCCATTGCACTGTCAATAGCCTGTTTTATTTTACGTGCATCCTTACTGAACAATCTGTCAGGACATTTAGCCCCACGATGTTCATCATAAAACTCTTTATCCATCAAAGAGCGTATTAGTGAAAGTTCCATTTATCTATCTCCTATGTCGGTTAACTTCTCTAAGTCAGTTGGGTCACGATACTTTAAATCGTCATTTAATTTTAGAACACGTACATCTGATACGTACCCTCTTAATTCTTTTGCAAACGCTAGTGTCTTAGGTAAAGCATCAGGGTCTAGCGCAATTACTGCTGTCGAGAACTGTGAGAGATACTGCTTATGTGCTTCTGAAAGTGACGTACCCAACACAGCTACCCCAACTAATACATCACTACCAACGACTGCAGCACTCACACAGTCCTCAACAACTACGGCGACACTACCACAACCATGTACGTATGGCAAGTCACTATTTCCATATCTTTTCCATTTAGGTATTCGCTTGCTAAGTGTACGTCCTGTAGCATCAACAATCTTACCATCGTGAACAACAGGAAACACAACACGGTCTTCTTTTACATCGTACAAAAGACCTAATTCATCTTGATCTAACTGCCACCTAGCACACCATCTGTTCATATACAGCATATCACGTCTTGGTAATACATACTGTGGAAGAACAAAGTTATCCTTCTTTTCATTCCCAACTTGGGACTGATTTATTTTTAATACACTTTGTATGTCTTCTGTAGATATATGAACACGTGTGCCACCCTTAACACCACAAGAAACCTTGTAACAATTCCATACAAGACTACCCATGTTGTTTGTGATTGTAAGAGTATTGTACCCGTTACAATTAGGACAATTCATCCTTTTTGTAACTCCAATACCAATATCCATATCACTTATAGTGTTATATATATTTAACATATGTTATACACTTTCCTTTGCGGCACTTGCCATGCTTGTATCATGCTTTTTACGCTCCGTCAATGCATAATTTGCACTTTTGTATGTGTTTTTCATGTACGGTTTTACACTACTTGGATTTACATGTCCTGTAACCGACATGATTTGTCCCATACCAACACCTGCTTCCACCATTTCTGTTGTACCTGTGCGGCGTAGGTCTGACAAACGCAACTCATCAGGTATACCTGCTTGCTGCATCAGTACCCTACCGTACTTGGGTAATTTAGTTAGTGTATATGGCTTGTATTCACCTGATATGGGGTATGGACGGGGTGCAACATATGGTTGAAAACCAAAGTCGTTCTCTTGTTGTACCAACATATCATATAAGTCATCATCAATAGGTAAATGCACATCGGCTTTACGTTTAGATTGCTCAAGATGAACAGTGTGTGTTTCAAAGTCAATGTTATTCCACCTAAGAAGTCGCATATCACCCAATCTCTGACACCATTCATATGCCATGTGAGCAATCAAACCTATGTTACGGGTGCTAAAATCGCTGTAGGCGGCGTCTAACAGTTTCTGTACATACTCCCTACTCCAAACAACCTTACGCCTCTCAGCGGTCCTCTTACGCACCATAGCGAAAGGATTGGTCATACACAGTTCCATACGCAGACCGTGATTGAGTGCAGTATTTGTGGAAGCTATTACGTGATTTGCCATGTGAATACCTTTATCACACCAAGTATCATAAGCCAACCTAGCAGTGCGTGGTGTTATATCTTTCAAGTCATACTGGCAGAGGGGCAAGCCCTCCACCTTTGTATGCAACATGACCCCTATAAAGTATTGATACTGTTTCTTAGTTTCATCTGCTAAGACACTGTAATCATACGATGAATAGTAATCATCTATAATAGGCTGGAGCGACATTATGCCGCTACCAGTTGCTTGAATGCAGGTGTTTCAATCCACTGAGACACTTGGTTTTCACGCTGGAACATTGACACTGCATTAGTATCATTTCCAGTGTTACGCAGTTGGAAGCCGTTACGCTCATCTGCATACGTGGCGTAGTTTGTGAATGCGCTATACAAGCTGAACACATTGTTGCCACGATTGACTACCTCTTGCCTGTACAAAGTGTACATCTTCTCAGCTTTACGATCAGACTTCAAGATTGTCTCAAGTAAAGCCTTGATGTCAACACCTGTCAGTTTTGTATCGGCCCACTCTTGTAAACGCCGTGACTGTGCATAAAAGTCTTGCTTAGAGCGTTGTAGATCAGTGATAAACCTGTCCATGCTAAAGTTTGACGTATTCTTACGCCTCACTTTGTCGTGTTCACCTCTAATCATACCGTTTGTACAAAAGAAGTCGATGGCTCCAAAGAAAACCATATTGGAACAGCTACCATCAATACCGTGTAGGGCAATAACACGCTGCGACACCGTAGTTTCGTGCTTATCGGTGATAACTTTGCTTGTTACATTAGGCAAAAGCATATCCATCATCACCCAAGCATTGTTACGTGCATCTTTCCAGCGAATATTCATGCCGTTGCACTCATCCTCGCCTAGTGTCTCCGTCATGGTGTTGTGTACACCCTCAAAGAATGCACCGTGGCTGGCACATGTGAAGCTGTCACCGACAACACCAATGTACTCACCTGTAACACCGTTGATAACGTATTTCTTGTCTGAAACTTTGGTTGGCTCAAATTGAACATCAAAGTTAAGGTTCTCAGGAAGTAGTTCTTCCGCTGTAAAATCTAAAGGCATGTTTAGTTCTCCTTTTCTGTTAGTTCCCAACTTGGGAATGATTTAGTGTCAATTGATAGTCTGTTGTACCAGATAAAAAAACAAAAGTCAATCTTCATCTTCCTCATCTAGTATCCAATCTGCATAGTGCATACGATGTCCATCTTCATCCTCTCTGGGTACGAACTTGAAGATGCGGTGTAGGTCACATTGGATACGTTCCAGCTTGCCTACGTCAGACATCCAGATGTCGTGACAATCCCAAATATTCTGCAGGATATGCTTCAAGTCATTGTGTGCCTGTAGCAATTGTAGTCGGTTGTCATGTGTTACATTCATGTCACTTCTCCTCTACAAGTTTGGTTAATAGTTCCTCAATCCTACCCATGAGAACATTGATTGTAGTCGCAATGTGTCCTGTGTCGGTAGGTTGCATACGTGCTTCCAGTTGTCTCACCTCTTCAATTAAGGCAAGAATGTGTTGTTTATACGTTTGTCTATCCATTTTTATTCTCCTTTCATCCATGTGGGCATATCTCTACCCTTGTTGTACCTAGCAAAACGCAGTTTGTCAACTCTGTAAAATTTACGATACGCAACGATAGGCCACGGCTCATCTGTCTTACAGTCATCGTGTCCACTGAAGCATTGTGGGTGTGCAGTCAACCCTGTGTATGGGCTAAGTGGGTCTTTCTGTAGGAACACAGGCTCACGAGTGGTGGGTATGAGAGGTGCAATAAAACGCAAACCTTTCAATGTTTTCCTGTGTTTACCTGCACCATGTTCTTTGCCGTAGCGGAATGTATACTCCCTCAACATTGCATCATACAAAGCAAAAGCAAAAGAAAAGTTACCTGATGACTTCATCACCCACAGTGTGCAGGGATGCTTTTTATGCACAGGTTTGTACAAGTCATACTTCTCTGCCCATCTAGGCTCAAGTTCCCACACTGCTGTACATAGCATCTGTGCTTCCTCTAATGGCATCTTGACAATGTGCTGGTCACACAGTGAACGTGCTATAGCATCGGGATTATCTTCTATGATAAACCTATTCATTACATAAACCTCCCAATCAATCCGATTATAAAGTGATACAACATCCAGCCTATGCTGGCCCATATACATGCGAACAAAAACATCTCAATGCCGTCATGCGTGAGGTAGTAATGTCTTGCTTTGTGCCAGTATCTATTCATGTTCACCTCCGTTGCCTCTACCTAGCCCACCAAAATACTGCGGCTTACGCTTGGCTGTTTCAAACACACCCGCCGTGATGAACACACCAGCTATTAACAGGGCATGGGCTATGGCACTGATGCCAAACACCACGATGCTACCCATCCACATGCTGAAGATAATGCACCACATCCATGCAAGAAGTTGCATAACTAGATGCCGTGTGTTGTTGTCAGGTATGTGACGCAGTGGGTTGTACCTGCTGTCCATGATTAGGTTGTATGCATTAATCATCGTCTTTCCTCTCTATACAAAAGCATTGCTGGTCTGGATAGTCAAAGCCACGCACGGTGTTCTCCACGTGGCATCCAGCCATTGTATCATGCGTTGTCCACACTTCCAAGTGAATGTTCTCTGGCGTCATAGTGCCTAAACAGGCAAGCACCCACAGTGCATTAGTCATAGTCATCTCCCATGAAAGTGGGGTGACACTAAGGCCACCCCCACTGTTTGCTTACTTGGCTTCGTGGATAACAAAGTCGTTACCCTCTTTGGAAACAATCCGATACAGGTTCCAGAATGGATTACCGTAGTACCGAATGTGTAGACCATCATTTACCTGCAAGAACTTACCAGTAGCAGATGGGCCTACGTAGTACTTACCCATCTTGTTGTACGTGGTGTAGTTGGTACGATCAATCGTTGGCTTCAAGCCTGTGATTGTGTGGATCAGGTTAGCCATTTTTACTTTTACAAACATTTTGTGTTCTCCTTTTCGTGTTGTGTTTAGTGTTAGGGTAGTCATCATTCCCAACATGGGAGTGATCTTAGGCATGGGTACGACTCTGCATGTACCGTTTTGCCCTGCCAGCCGCACGATAGACAGTCTTAGCACTGTTCTTATCCTTTGGCTTTCTCTTAGCAACTGGTCTATTCGTGACCTTGTTGATCTTTTGGAACATCGTTTCCATTTCTTCTTGTGTCAGTTTCATCGTGCTTATCCCTCTTACGGTTGTACTTGGTTTTGTCTGGCACTACTTGCGCCCTACGTCTTGCGGCATCAACAGCATGTTGATTCCTTATCTTATGTGGTGACTTCCTCATTGTCAAGTTCCCTTTCAAGATCAGCCATATAATGTAACTCATCTTTTATTTCCTCAATCAGTTCGATGTCATTTGGAGTACCGATACATTGAAACTCCTCTATAACACTTACATCTTCAAGTGTCAAATCGAACCAATCAATAATATGTCTGGCTTCCTCCGTCAATCGCTCTTGCTTTGCCTCACCCCAGCCTTCGATATAAATGGACGCATCCACTACTCTATCACTCGCCATGACCAAACGTACAAGACCAACTGGCTTGTTCCTCTGCTTTACGCATTGCTTCATCACGTGTGTTGTGTGAAGAAACATGCACTTTGCCTGTGTCAAATCGTATCTCCAACATCCAGCAACCCATGTGTTCGATTACCTCGACACGCCCAGACAAACAGTTGACGCTGTCCCACGTATTATTTGTACCGTCACGCAACTCCCAATTAGATATGTGTGATGTAAAATGTGCCATTATCTTGACCCTCCTATAAGATTACGTATTGCCGCTTGTCCTAGTACCAATGCTACTGCAAACAGTATCACATGTATAGGCGGTGCGTAATACACCAACTCTGGCACGGACAATGTTAAGATTACCACTGCACCAATTACGGTGATTAGGTTTGGAATTAGATTACGTTTAGTCATGTTCATCTCCTTGTTGTATTTCATGTAGACAGGCTTGCCTATATCCATACTGGCTTGCACTGTCGGGTGGGTCCATTTGAAAAGACATGACGCCAAATTCAGCGTCAATGTCACCGTTGTCTATATCACACCGTGCAGACTGATATCCAATGTCAAAATCTGCGTAGTGATATGTGACATAGTAGCAGGTCATGCAGTAGTAGTCGTCAGCACTACCCACGTATGTCAATTCGTTGTTTGTATCACAACATGCACATTTCCTAGACATCTTTTTACTCCCAAGTTGTGAATGATTAAGCGTTAGCAACGGCATCAGCTTTTTTCTTGCTAGTGCCATGTGCCGGAAAGCCAATGATGAAGTCACGCTGCCTCTGGCAAAGCTGGCAAGTGGCACATGATACATCATCACGGATTGCCGCTGGACACACAACTACCTTGCGACCTTGTGGCGTAGCCGTGTTAGTGGTCTGGTCAATAGGCAATACTGTAGCGACAGGGCCAGCATCCAAGTCAGCAAGCTGGTCAGCATGGCGCAAATTGTTGGCAGACAGATTGACAGTAAAACCGGAACGGTTCATCTGTGTCACAATCATACGATTACGCTCGCTCTCCAGCACTGGGTAGTGAGTATAGGTGAAGCCACGCTTGCCCTCATTGGCCTGTGTCAATTCCATACAAGCTGTGGCATCAAGCTGATCCTTGCGTCCGGGCAAATCACCTGCCTGATTATGCCGCCACAATGTGTCAGCTTTGAGGCTGGCAATCTTGCCAGTGAACACGGACCATGTGTCACCACGGGCCTTGTCGGATACCTTCATCCAGTGCATCTTCAGTGGACCGCTTTCTGCGTAGCATCCACCCTCATTGGCATTGTTGAACGGACAAGCCTCTGGACAGGTCTGTGCCTCCGTAGTGGACACAGGAATTGGTCCTGTCTTTTCGTTCTTGGATTTAGGTGTTAAGTGAACTTGATAAGTCATAACATTCTCCGTTGTTTCATTCCCAAGTTGGGAGTTAAGATGAATGATAGCGATCAAACGCCACCTTTTGTGCATACAAACATGCCCATGCGTCACCATCACCTTTGGCAAGCAACTCCGACACTAGCACTTTCCAAGAGTGCCAGTCAATAGGCTGTAAACCTTCGCACGAACAATCAAAGCAATAATCAGCATACGAATCTTTACGCATGACCGCAAACGGTGGATTAGGCTCTGACGTAGTAAATTGAAATACAGACATTTTTTAACTCCCATTTAGATTGTCTATATAAGGTATCACACTATTTATCGTCTGTCAAATCAGACACGAAAACATCATATAGTGCGGCAATCTCTTTTGCTACACGCTGTTTGTTTGCTTGCCGACATAGTTCAGCAACTTGTGGAATACCCATACCACCAAAGTTTATGTTGATTGGTTCCTTGTGACCCGCCCACCCCATGTGAGAGCGTAGACCATTAGCAATCGGAACGACATTATTATTCTCATATCCTCTATCTTTTTTCATGTTGTAACTCCAATCTGTTTCACTTGTAAAAGTTTTTCTTGAACATTTTGTAAATGCTTCTGAACTCTATCCGATGAAGCACCATCCTGCAACATATCCATAGCCATTGCCAAATCATATTCTAAAACAGACTGAATATGTTTTCTGACTTTGGCTAAATCATTAGAGTGTGTCACTGACAATACCCTTAATTGAGATTGTAAATCTTGAACTTTTTTCATGTTGTTTACTCCCAAGTTGTGAATGATTAAGTTGTTGAAAAGACAAACTTCTCACTATCTTTACAGCTTACCACAGCCAGCCCAGCCTGTCAATCAGACCCCCACAAACCGACCTCCACATCCTGACCTCCACATCCTGACCTCCATTATGACAGTAATGATAGTAATCCCAAAAAAATTTTAGACAAAAAAAAAGCAGGGCCATGATAGCCCTGCGTGTTGTGTGTGTGATTGTTCCCATGTTGGGAGTGATTAAGCAACTTTGGAATTTTTGATTTGCTTGCTTTCAATCGCTTGATAGATTGCTGGCAGTTTAACGTCAATCTCTTTTGCCAGTGCTTGCGCCATAATGTTTATGACCTTGCCAGCGTCAATAGCATTCTCAATCTTTTGTGTTTCAAACAAGCGAACCATTAATGCGAGGGTGGGGCTGTCAGATTGAATGATACGGCAATCATCTTTTGATATCATCCCGGCTGCTTCCATCTCTGCTTTCACTTCGGCCTTTACTTCATCACGTGCGGCTTGCTGTTTTTCTTCACGTGCGGCTTTTGCTTCTGCCTTTTCTTCGTCTGTTTTTGCCGGTGTGCTGGCTTGCATCATTCCCCGCAAATTGGGCTTGGCCTTTCCCCGTTCTTTCATTGGTTTACTTGCCCATGCCAGCAGATTTTCTTGCGCTTGCTTGTCCTGCAGTTTGTTCAATTCTGTTTGCTCATTCTTGAATTGACTGTCCAGCCAATTAGACAAACAGACTGATTTATCACCACAGGGATTAGCAAGCCATTGCGACCATTGGTCTTTCATTTCTTGGGATTGCGCCCGGCCTTTCGCATCACCAAAAATCTTTTGCTTTTGGTTTGCCATCTCGATGAAGCCATTCGCATAGGCGATCATGGTTGCATCATTGTCGAGTTGGTCACTGGCCTGTTTTACAGGAGCGATTGAGATTGAATACACAGTTTGAAGATTGTTCATTGGTTTACCTTTCATTAATCAGGCGATATTGCCTAATGATTAGTATACAGATTTTTCCACCCCGTGCAAATAAAAAGATTGATGCAAGCAATCGTTCCCAAGTTGGGAATGATACGCCACCAATGGATATGGGGGTGGCATGTAGTATTAGCACCCGTTCAATCAATCACGTGCAATCTCAAATAATCACGTGCTTTTGTCATTCTGTTTGGTGTTAACTGTTAGCTTAACAGTTGCCTATGCTTATTGATTGATTGCAACACATTGAAATGATTGAACTATCTATTGTCATCACAATTATTTCTGCATCCCAACCCCGGCGTCCCAAAATCTGTCATAGTTACAGCGGCATGGCAGGGGCCACGTGGGGGGTACCAGTATATATACACACACAAATACACAGATCAGGTAAATTCACTGTTAACCACAGGGGTA